TATCGAGATACTCAAGCGTAATCCTAATGTTATGCGGTTCTATAGTGAAAGTGATTTACATATGATCTTTGAGTTTGAATTAAGTGATGCAGTAAGGAACTATGATGAGCAATTTAAAGAAACCAAACACTAAATATACAGAGCAAGAAGTAAGATCTATTGTAGAAGAAATCAGAGAACAAGATAAAGAAATAAAACAACTACAAGCTATCATCAGATCACAGCGTAAGATTCGTACACCAAGAGAGTACATGAAGATTATGGCATGGTCATTTGTTGGTCTTGTAATTTCTGGATTACCTGTATTTGCTTATGGTCGTAATGCTTGGCAGATGACAGCGTATTATATCAACAAAGCATTATGGGAAACAAAGGAGTTCTGGTACTAATGGATGAGATAATAAAAAAGATAACAGCTATCATATCAGATATACATGATAGACAATCTAAACATACTACAGATATAATAAAATCTAGGTATGAAGTATTAGAATTACTAAAGATATTGAAAGATTATAACTTAATTACTACTGAAGATATCAGTAGAATTTATAAGAAAGGAGAAGAATATGAACAATCCAGTAATGAATCCAGAGGATCAACAGGAGATATACATCAAAGCCTATCCTAAAATTAAATGGACAAGCCAAGATGGTAAGTATGTACCTGATGGTATCGAAGGATATATACCTATTCAAGTTACTAATAGCTTGATGATTGAGATTAATAAGTTAATATCTTATGAGTCTGCGCAAGCATTAGTAGATAATCCTAAGATTGCATTTAGTGTAATAGCTAAACCATCTTATATAAAATAGAGTTTCTCCCCTGAGAAATGGGTGGTAGGTTTGTCCTATATCCTGCCACCTTAAAATATTTGAGTACAGAGTGAAGCTTAATTAAAACAACATAATTCTAGATTGAGAAATGTTTTAAATATGACTAAACATGGTACTTAATAGGTAGAGAGGAATTGTGTGCGAGGATTCGAAATCTAGAATAAAAATGCCGCACCTCTAGCTTTTCTCTCTACTGCTATATTAGAAAGGTTCTAAACTATGGATGTAAGTGTAATGAATGATGAGTTCCATGAATGGTTAGATCAATGTCCTGTACAATGGTTCAGAATACAAAATGGAAAGCATTATAATGATGATGGATCATTTTATGAAGGAGCAAGTTATATGTTTCTTAAAGAAGATGAGGAGGATGAAGAATGAGTTTTAATTTAAATCAATTTGTACAATACATGGATCAAGTCAAAGATAAAGACTGGGTTGATGAACATCTAATCATTGATGGTCTTGACAAAGATACAGCTAATAAAATAAAAGATAAGATAAGAGAAAGATTAAGAGATGAACAATTACCAAGAACAGAAAGCAATGAGAAACGGAAAGTATAAGGCATTTTATTTAAGTGAAAGACAACACGATAAAGTAAATAATATACTAAAAGAATGCCAAGATCTTACTCTCAAACAAATCAATGAGTTATATCCTGGTACAAAAAAAGTATTAATTAATATTACTGAGAAAGATATTATGATGATTGCTTTAGAAAGTTATCTAATAGAGTTACGAAGTAAATAGATATTCGGATGTTAAAACGGTTTAACCAAGTGTATACCCATCCGATAGAGAGAGATGACAGAAGGTACCTAATCACATTGATAGATCATTCGGCTATGTGATCTCTCTCGCTAAAATATTCTCAAGAGAACAGAGAGCCGAAGTCGTGTCAGAGTCGCAATCTGGTGGCGTTAGGCTCTCGCTATAATTTTTCTTTGAAGTAATCAAGCAGCCATTTATTCTCACGGAAGATACCGATCCAATAGTTACTGAAGTTGTTGACGATTCTTTCTTCAACATCATCTTTATCTAATGCACCACCTTCGTTTGTCTCACAGGTGAGCCAGGCTATAGAGTGCATGAGTTCGTGGAATACTGTGTTGGCCTCATCAATATCTGATAGACCTGCTTGTATTTGAATTAGGTTTTTACGTTTGAGATAGTGTCCGTAACAATCAGTAAGATTGTCATCACCAAAATCTGGGGTAGTTAATTCTATTTTAATATCAGTACAATGGACTTTGACTGATTTATTATTAATGGACTGTTTGGTCTTTGACATAATGTGTATGTAGCTGATCCTCTAAATTATCTATATAGTCTTGCATATCTTCTTCTTCGCATACGATCTCAAGATAGATCTTAGCAGATATAAGTTTCCCTATAGCATTAGCTACTTTGTAAGGACAGTCTAGACTTTCTTGGATACCACTTACTAGTCTATCCATATCTAGATCTTTAAGATATCTTTCTGATTTAGAAAGTTGTTTGTTATCAGGCACTTAGATACACCTCTGGTTATTCTAATTACTTTTATAAGTTAAGGATTACGTTTGTCAAGGGATACTTTGTACAGTATAGCTGCATAGATACCGGGTTCAAGATTACGTTCTATCCAGAATCTACGCTCTCCGTAATGATGTAGTTTGTGATGACACATAGGACATAAAGGTACAGTCCAGCAATCATCAGACTTCATAGACATACCATTAGGTTTGATATGAGTCAGGTGATGAGCCTGAATATCTATATCAGTCTTGCAGTAAGAACAGGGATTATCCCTAACATTCTTTAGATGTTTAACGTCTCTTATTGCCACGGATAGTATTACCTTTGTCTTTTAATCCGTAGAATATTGATGCTTCATCAAGAGCTTCACGGAATCTAACACCACCTCTGGCTTTAGATAGTTTAAATTTAGCATTCATTTGTTTAATAGTATTACCAAAACCACAAACATATTCAAGAAGTTCGTAAGGTTTTTGACCAATAACACTATGCAATCTATTAAGTTCTTGGATAGCATCTAGTTTATTATCAGCTATTGTAGGATTAGCAGAATGATCTACTCGTACACCTATCTCTGGTTTAGAAATAAGTTGAGACATCTCCCACTTCCTTCTAAAGATAGAGCCAGCTGCATATTGAATGTGATCTATATGTCTACGATAATACATAGTCTCTATAGAAGATTCACGGATGTTTACAATATGTGCAGGTTTATTCTTATTTGGTTGAGTGATTATGATTTCTCTATTATAATTAAAATGAGGTTCATCAAAGTTGGACATATAAAAAATATAAGTTATTCGAGAAAGGAATACAATGAAAATAAATGAGTACAGACATAGTGCAAGTAAGGGTAATGATTGGTATGGTAATCCTTCACTATGGATATACAGAAACTTATTAGGTAAACGATCCGAGACTACACCCCGTATGGCTATGGGTAACTCAGCAGAATTTGGTTGCGCTATCAATCTATTCTATAACAGGTCAGATGCTGATGTAGTAGAACATTGCACAAAACATATGGTCAATCAGTTTGATGGTGAATGGTTTGACGAAACAGACAAAGTAGGTGGTATAGCTTTAAACTTGATTAAAGGTATCAAAGAAGCGTATCCTGATATTGGGGTACCTCACCTATTCCAGAGCTACAAACGTCACAGATTGGACACCCTAGACTATCCTATCACTACTGTAACAGACTTTGAATGGGAGAACCTAATTATAGATACTAAAGCTACCCTAGCCGTACCATCACAGCCAAGAGAAGATCATGTAAGGCAACAGTCTTTGTATTCAGTATTGTTGGGTAAGCCAGTAACATTGGTCTATGCGTCACATAAAAAGTTCAAAGTGTTTGAATTAACTGACGAAATGATTAGCCAAAATTATAAGACTATGATAAATTCGTTTGAGTCTTTAGAAGTATTTATGGCTAACGTACCCAATACAGAAACAGCAATGAAAATGATACCACTTAATACTGATGGGTATAAGTGGAGTGAGGAGGATCGTGAGTACGCTAAAGAGAATTGGAACAATTAACTACAAGGAGAAATATATGGAGTTAAATAAATCAGTAGGTAAAGTAGATTATATATCTGCACCTAAACCAGGTAAGGATCAATGGTTCATGCCTGTTGTACTAAATCAAAGTGGAACTAAGATAAAGTTCTATTGTAAGTTTGATCCACAAGTAACAGTTGGTGATGAAGTTCTAGTACATTATGGACAAGAACGTAATGGTAATGCTACTGCATTCAAAGTAGAAAGACCAGATAAAGATATCAATGAAGCAGGTGGTGGAGCGAAAGCGACACCAAATAATTCTAAGGCTTTACCACAAGATATGATAGCAGTAGGATTGGCTGGTCGAATAACTGAAGTGCTTATGACGTTACACCATGAGAAAGGTATCCAATTAAAAGATCCAGCAGGTGAAGTAGCTAAATGGATTTTAATAGGTCAAGAAGGATACAACAATGCAACTAATGATGTAGTAGATCAAATTAAAGATGCATACCCTGGTACAACTATAAAGAATGTTGATGATGATATTGATGATGAAGTACCATTCTAGAAAGGAAAATAAATAAAATGAGATCATTTAAATATGATAAAACAGGTGCAGGTAAACCTGGAGTTCGATCTGGACTTAGAGTTAATAATTATATAGTTGATAGCAAAACTACATTTCGTAACAAAAAAAGATTATGGAATAAGTTGATAAGTCAACAAAATAATAAATAGAAAGGAGTAACATGACAATCATTACAAGAGAAGGTATGGAGAAAGCTCTCCAACAAAACTACGATAACGAAGATACTGAGGCAGAACATGTAGCTCAAGCTAGTTATGTTAAGGAGTATCTAAGAACTGTATTGGCTGAACAAGTATTCAAAGCTCCAAATGATTTATCAGGTGCAATGAAAGAACATTGGGCCAGACAAAGTGATGAATACAAACAACATCTACTAGCTATGAAAGAATCTATAAGACTCAAAGAGAAAGATAACTTCCGTAGAAAAGATAATGATATGTATTGTTCTCAGTTTCAATCACTAACCAAAGCTGGTGCTATATGATAGACGCTGTAAAGAAACTTTGTAAAGATGAGTTGGTTAGTAAGATCTGTGCGAAAATGATTGAACGATCAAACAACGGAACTATAGAATATGGTAATACTATGCGTACTGCTAATAAACCTTTACTTCAATGGATTGAAGATACACAAGAGGAATTGGCAGATGCCATTGTGTACCTTGAGAAAGTAAAGGAACTTATCAATGACACCAGAACAAAACTTATGGGTTAATGTTATAGCCCAACAATTCCATGATGCGACTAGAAAGATACTTCCACCTAAACGTAAGAAGAATGGCAAGACTCAAGACAGACCAAATAATAATTCTATATATCTAGCTCGCAATTGGTTAACTGACAACACAGAAGATTTTCAAATAGTTTGTAGCCTGGCAGGATTAGAACCTGAATGGGTAATGAGAGAATATAAAAGAGTTGAAGCTGGTGGATCTGATAAAGCCTGGAGCAAGAGAGTTAATTATGTATAAGATGATATACAAACTTAATACCTTTTTTAAGAAACTTTTTAATTAGAAACTTTCCAATACGGACAGGAATAAGGATAGGAGCAGCCAAAATATCAAGGCAAAGAATACCAACATCCACTCCCATATCAATCGTGTTATCAGCATTAGCTTGTTTCTTGATCCATTTATTCATAGATTTTTTTAATTTTTAATCTTCCCATATCTTCATACACTTCAGCTTTTACTTCTTTGCATTGCATATAGATACCTGCTTGTTCTTCACCTATGTTACGAGAGATAATACGTTTTTGTTTAAGACAATCGCTAAGACCATCAGTTGGAACCATCTCTACTGTAGAGCCGTTTTGTATCATAAGTATTGCAAATACAACTTTAATGGTTTCCATTTTGTTTAGCCTCTAGGTCTATTAATCTTTCTTCGTGAAACTGTATGACCATATCATTCTTAAGTATCATGGGTATCTCTGATTCCATTTGTTCTTTTAGTTTGTCTACGTTCTCACCAAGGTACTCAACCAACATGTAAAGCTCTTGGACTTGTGGACTGACCATGCCACCCTTAGGTACTGAATCTATAAAAGTATTAGCAGCTTCTAGGTCTTTCTCCATCAGCTGTATTTTTGTTTCTATAGTATTAAGTCGCTCAACGACTCCAAACCCGAACCAAGCACCCACAAGGCAAGCGCCGATAATAGACAAAAGGTTACGAGCAGGCATTGAGATGGAGGTGTTTTCACTGATATCTAATCTTTTCATACTTCATCTAATTCTACAAATTTACCTTCACAAAAATAATCAAAGCCTGTTAGTTTCATGTTGTTGTAATTTCTAAATTCTTCTAGAAGTGAATCAACTAACATAACTTTATTATCAAAGAGATAGTCTTGGCATTTGGATTCAGATATAAAATGCATATCCTGTAGATATGACATACGGCTTTCGTCTACTTGCCCATAAGAAAGCATGACGCTTAATATCCAAATCATTTTTTAACTAACGATCCACCAAAGTAGAGTCCGATTATAGCTGATACAAGATTAGTATCTAATGGTGTAATGACGATACCTCTATGAGCCATAGGAACCCACTTCATTACATCTTTACCTTCAAAGAATAAGAAACCAGGGTTCCATTCTGTATATCCTACAATAACATGAGCTTCTGGATCTATTAATGGAAGTATCTTAGGCAATACAACAATAGCAAAAATAGCTGTTAGTGCTATGATTCTTCTTGTCCATTGGAATCCTACGTTCTCATATTCTCTTGCTTCTTTAAATGCTTCAGTTTGTACTTCAGCTCTTTGTATAAGAAGTTTTTGTTCAGCTTGTTTAGCTTTAATGGACTGACTCCAGATGGACATCACCCCTCCTAGGACTGTAGATCCTAGCATAGTAATCATTTCAAAAGGCATTTAGTTCTCCAAGTAATAAGACTTTATGAGTTCATCTACAACCAAACCTTGTATTGTAGACGGAGTACCATCACCCCTACGAGGTGCAGCAGCTGCCATTCTCTCTAAAGACTTATCTAAGTTTTTTCTTATTTGTAATCGTTCAGTAATATCGTCAGATAAATCAATCAACATATCACTAAATACTGTTCCTATTTTCATATCACTCCAGATACGAACAACTCTAGGCATCATATCTTTAGGATCATATCCTATGTTTACATAGAACTTATGATTATCCATTTCATATTTTCTAGTTACTCCAGGTCGTCTATTGCTTTCAGGCTCATACATGATTGGCTCCTCAGTTAAGTTGGTTTGCTCCGTTGAGTAGTTGTCTTGCGAGATTAATTGCATCTTCGCTTGTGAGTCTGTTTTCTGCATAGATTCCCCTTGTTGAATTGATATATAAATAAAGTTTTTTCTTAACAATTTTTACTCCCTGTTTAGGAGTTGTCAAATATTCTAAGTCAGTTCTTTGTTCCATCTTCCACCTTTATTTAAAACCATAGGTATCAATCTTGGGAGTCCATTTAATATAACGCCACATCCAATGATCGGTCTAGATTTTTGTGTTTTCATGTACTCGAATGCTAGAGACTTAGCATCTATTAAGCATCCGACTTGCATACCCCAGTTTAAACTGTTGGGATTACCCCAGTATTGAATATTAAAAGAACTATGATAATGTCCCTGGACTGTTGGACAGCCATATTGTTGTGCCACTTTTAAAACATTAGCATATTTACCATGACAGAAATATACTTGTTGTCCATTAGACATAGTAATTAAAAGATCATCATGCCATTTCCATCCAGGCCCAACCTCTAAAAATTCATTGTAAGATTTCATAGCAGCTCTTGGTAGACCTGAGGCTTTTTGTCTACGATAAACTAAGCTACCATGATTAGAGTCCATAAGATCCATAACAGGAAAGAGTTTTTCCATAGCATGGATAGTTGGCAAGGATGCTTTATGTTCATCACCTGCACTATATAGATCAGGATCTGAGTCATGGAATGATATAGCGTGTGAGTCAACCTCATCTCCTATATGTATAACACGATCTGGTTTATATTTCTTTTTGATAGCAGAAAGAAATGCTATTAAATCTGGATGATGATACGGACAATGAGTATCAGATATAATTAGAATTGATTTGTTCATAGCGAACTGTAGACCGATTTGATCTTTATTGTCAAATTAGGGTTCTTATTATTAAATAACACATTTGAATAAATACTGTAGTACCAATAAACCATACTAGAGCTTTGAGTTGACGCATATCTTTTTCGACATGATAGAGATGATTATCCTTGAGGGTAGTGAGTTTATTATCCATCAACTCTAGTTTACCCTCAATACGGATAATTGCTTCTCTATTCTCCTGTTCCATTTTCCTCTTTCTTTTCTTCTTTAGGAAGATTGTCTTTCAGAAGTTTTGTGTAATGTTCTGCTAAAACATTTAATTCATCATTTTGTATTGTAAGTTGATTACGTTTATTTGCTATAGCTTGCATTTGAATTAAAGCAAGTTTACCTTGATCGTTCAATTTATTTTCATCATATTCTTTTTCGTCTAATGTAAACATATTATCTCCTTTATTGATTTGCTTTAATATAACAAATTAGGCTGTTCTTTTCCACATATAAACTACAATATATGGATTCATGTGTGTTACTGCATTTCCACTACCAACACTGCTACTTGTAAATGTTCCACTTGCTGAACCTATGTCACCTCTTTGTGGTATATGGTCAACACCATCTTGGTGTCTTATTCCTGCAGCCTGTGTAAAACCAGAAAAAGTATGAGTATGAGCAGGTAAGTTTGCTTCTGCAAGAGTATGTGTTTTAGCACCACCAGTTTCTTCAGCAGTATCAAAGTCTGAATCACTACTATCAATACCTACAGGTACACGACCTGCACCAAAAGCAGCCCATGTTCCAAATCCAAGTAATGTTGCTGGATTAGTTGAACTTGTAGCATTAATATAAATAGAGCCTACTGGATAGACTGCTCCTAATACAGAGTCAGCGAGTGTACCAGATATTGTTCCACCAACTGTAACATTACCTGTAGTTGTTAATGTATCAACATAAGCATCTTTAAATCTTTTAGCTGTTGTTCCAAGATCAACATCACTATCAGTAGTTGGTCCAATGCTTCCATCTTTAACTTCTACTTGTGCTGTACCAGAAATAGTAATATCTACCTGGTCATCTGTAGACGCAGATATATAACTATCCTCATCATCATCTAAGATAACTCGACCACCACCAGCTTTCATAGCTGGGCCAAGTTCTACTTTAGTAGGATTTCCAGAGGCAAGAGATATACCTGATAAGTTTACAGTTAAAGTTGGACTAGAATAACTACTGCTACTAATAGCACCGGTAACTGTGCTACCACCACCATCAAGTATTCTAATTGGTCTACCAGCATAATATATACTTGTTAGATCTGAAGATGATGTAATTGTTATAGTGTCAGCATCAGTACGAGCAACTGTATATTCACCATCACTATCACCATACTCTACAAATCCTTCACCAATTTGATTGTACATACTACGCATATTAGCCATAGTTTCTCTAGCTGCGTTATTAACATCAGATGGAGCCATGCCTTCTGCAAAGTTTGTACTTTGTACTGTTTCGTTATTACTAGCTGTTGTACTGTATTTACCTACGCCTGTTCCAGCCATATTGTTATTCTCCTAATTTTAATTAAATCCTGTATAATATTTGGTTTTTCTACCTTCTGGATAGATAGGATGTCCAAAGTTTCCAATTATATAATTAATAGCATCTTGAAAATCTAAGTCGTCTTTTTGCATTTGTTCAACAACTCCTCTAAAAGCAAATGGTAATAATGACATACCAATTTGTTCTCCATAATCTCTAGCTCTATAGAGTGAAAACAAATCAGCTTCACTAATAGGACTTGGCCAAGGACTTGTTAAGTATTTTTTATTAAATAATAATTGTTCTGTTAGTTTAAGTGTACTTCCTTGTTTAGATACTAAGGTTTTATATGGGTGTACTGCCCAATGTAAAGGTTCCATTAACTGTTTAGAAAATACCATAGTATCTCCATTACCTAAATCTATTTTAGTTGGATCTTTATTTTCTAATAATGATTTACCAGTAAACATATATTGTAATGCACTACCAAAAGTTGCATATATTAATGCAGCTCTCATAGCATATGCTTGGTAAAGTTTTCTTCCTATTGGATCTTTGTTAAATCCAGGAAATGCTTTACCTATAATTCTTATATTTGCAGTAGTCCAATCAGGAGCAAATAATAATAACTGTAATATTCTTCTACCTGATGGATTGTATGCTTCTCCTAATATTTTTTTAAGAAGTGGATTTGTAGTGTCCTCATAAATCTGTCTCCAGTTTAATCCACCATATGCATCATTAGTATATTCAGCAGCTCTCCTATCTAATATGTGCATAGGAACATCTTTGTTTGCAGGATCTCTTAATAGTTTTATCCTTGCAGTTTGAAATGTATATAACTTACCTGAGTTATAAACATGATCCCATGTAACTTTATCAATAAACTGAAATGGTTTTGTAACAAGTTTATCTATACCTTGTTGCATAGTCCATTTCATTAAAGGGCTACCAGTCTTATCTGCTAATCTATTTGCGCCTTGTATTAAATCATAGAATCTATGGTATCCAATATCTTCAGGGTGTGAGAATATAGCACCAGCTCTAAGTGCTGCTTCATAGTCATCACCATTACCACCTTCTTGTATCATACGTTTTGCACTTATAGTCTTTGGTATGAAATATCTTATGCCAGGTACTTTACCTAGACCAGCTACATTAGCTATCTTAGCTGTGCCTACACCTGCAAAGAACATATTTTCAAACAATGCCATTCCATGAAAGAATGAATAGCCAACACTTAATCTTTTTTGTAAGAAGTTAAAGTTTGATATAGCTCTAAAGAAACCTTTTTCTACACTTGTATCAAACATCATTTTAAGATGTGGTGCAGCTTCCTTAAATACATAAGGTACTTTAATACTTTTATCTTCTGTTATAAGTTTGTTTCTTAACTTAATAATATCTTGTGGTGATTTTACTTTACCACTTTCTTTTGCTTTAGATATAGTTTCATTAATACGATTGATTGCTGATCTATTAAGTGGATTAGCACTAATGATACCATCATGTGGAAACTGTACATATTCATCAATGTCAACACCTCTTGATAGTAGTAAATCTTTATCTGCATATAAAAAGTTTTGCATCATACCTTTTGATGTAGTACGACCAGGTATCTTAGAATTATATAAACCTTTTAATGCATCTCGTTCAGCAATAGCTTTAAATAAAGAATGATTATACAAAGCAATAATATCACCAAGGTTTGTAGTTCTTGGTTTTAATCCTGCATTAATACCTTCATCATATGAATCTACAACTTTAGCATTTTCAGTTGCAAGTCTACCTCTATAACCTGCACCCTTTTTTGTTTCAGTAAAGAAATTAGTAAAGAATGATTTAGCATCATCATCTGTAATCATAGCTGATCGTTGCCAGAAACCAGGTAAGAAGTTTTCTCTCCACTTTAATTTAAGTGTATCGTTGTTAGCTAATTCTTTATGTATTTTTTCAAAGAATGTTTGTGCAGCTTTTGCAGCTTTTAATTCATCAGAGCTTAAATCAGATTCTTTAACTACAAGTTGTTTTGTTTTTTTATCTCTAACTTTTTGTATAAATTTAAGAACATCTTCTTCTCTACTTTTTGCAATAGGAAATTCTTTTCTAAATAACATATTTAACTGATGTGAATACATACCTCCTAGTTTATAGAAAGTATCCATGTTATAAAGAATCTTTCTACTTACAGCAGTAGCTTTAGAGTCCAGTAAATCTTTTGTAACACCAAGATCTGCTAAATCTTTATTAAATCTTTTATTAAGTTTTACAGCTTCAAGATACTCATCTCTAGTTTTAATATTAATTTTACTAGTATCTACACCTGTACCTTTTACCTCATTATAAAATCCATCCCATTCTTTTTTATCAATGAATTTAGTAGCAAGATCTTTACCTCTACTAGTTTGTAAAGCTCTATTAATACTTTTACCAACTACTTTACCAAATGTAGTACCAGCTAATACTGTTCCACCAGTAATTAAAAAGTTTTCTGGTTCTCCTGTAGCTAATGCTCCACCTGCTCCAAAGACTCCACCAGCAACTAAAGGTGTTGTAGAGTTTTTATATATTTTTTTAGCAAGACTTGTATCATACATATCTACTGCAAGTTTACGAAATGTTTCGTTTAATCTACTTTCAATATCTTGATACATTGCCATAGCATTTGCATCATTATATTTAAACTCTTTTCCTTTTAATGTTTCTATCGTATCAAATACTTTATCTTCAAAATAAACTGGCTTACCTTGTTTGCTTAATTCTAATCCTTCTAATAATCTAATTGCTTCAGGTTCACCTGCTTCTGCTCTTGGTCTTACAATACTATCTTTTATTTCATCCATAGTACCAGTAAATTTACCTATAGTATTTAGTGATCCACCAAATGCTACACCTAAACCTAAACCACCAGCTCCACCTATAGCAGTTTCAACTGCCATACGATTAGCATCAAACTGACCATTCTCTCCTGCTTGTTGTATAACAGAATACAATGCAGCTTCAGGTACAGCAGCAGTTCCTATTGCAGCTCCCCTGGCTAATCTTGGAACTTTACCTAATACTTTATTAGCTTGATAGAATTTAGTAAGAGCATTACCTCCTAGTAAGTATGGAGTAAATATAAGATATGGATCTGCCATAAAAGCATTTACAAACTCACCAGCCATTTGTCCTGGATTAGTTTTTACTGCTTCTTGTAATGCTTCAAAGCTAAATGGTTGTCCTTGTTCTAATAGATAACCATAGCGTTCTAGTTTTCTTTGTGCATTTATATATTCAGGTGTACCTTCTAAGTTAGGATTAGCTTCAATAAAATCTTGCGCTCTCTTAGCTTGTACTTCTTGAGTATCACCAGTAAGATAATTATATCCTTGTCTTACAACAGACTCATTAAATATAAGATCTATTGGATTTCGTAATGTTTCAAAAAAACCTTTTTGTTCTGGACTTGATATAGATTCTCCTAGATCTAGTGCTTGTTTTGAATCACCTAAATCTAAAGAGTTTTTTGAGTTCCCTAAATCTAAGGCAGATATTGAATTGCCTAAATCAAGAGCCATGCTATTGTTTTATTTTTCTTTCACCTTGGTAGATAAACATAGTGCCTTTTGGTATTGCATCAAACTCCTCTTGTGAATAGTTGTCTACATTAATAACTGAACCTTCAGGATCAATTACATATTCTTTACCATATAAAGATGCTACATTTTTAAGTCCACCACCTTCTTGTTGTGCAAGTTGATAGGCTAATGTAATAGCTTCATTGAAAGATATACCAGTATTTTGTTGTATTGTTTTTGCTCTACCAGCTATAAAGTTTGCAACAGCATCTATATCATCTTTATTAACATCATCTTTAATAATATTTTTAGCTATTTCTAATTCACCTTTTTCTACTTTACCTGGTGTAGTTGCTTCTTTTGCAGCTTTTAAAACTCTCATTTCACTTACTTTTAAATTATTAGCAGCAATAGCTGATTGTAATAAAGCAGATGCTTGTTGTTTTTGAAATTTATTATTACCAAGTATAGCTTCTGCTACTGTATCACCTTTTTGTCCACGAACATAAACATCTAAACCATTAAGAATTTGATCATATGCTTCAGGATTATTATCTTGTAGATTAAAAATTGTATCAGCAACAGAGTTTAACTTAGACATCATAGTTTGAGGTTTACTTTCAGCTAGTGCTTCATTAATTTCTTTAATAGAAGTTGTTGTGCCTCTAGAACTTTGACCTTCTTTTTGAATAAATCCACTAGCAGGTTTTGTTCCTGCTACTCTATATAACGCTTCTTTTTCTCTAGCTGCTTTTTGTCCTTCTGGATCTAAATTCATTCCCATTTCAAAGTCTTTAGGAGCTAAGTTAAGTGTCTTATCAGGATCTCTTTGAAGTAAACCTCCTGCTGTAAAAGGTTCTGTTCTTGCCATGTTCTGACCTACTTTAAAGTTTGGATCAGATTTTAAAAAATCAAATATTGCCATAGTATCTCCTTATCCTAATAATCCACCAAGGCCACCAAGTATTGCACCGAGACCTCCGAATCCAAATGGTTGACCTAATCCATAACCAGCTTTTGCTAAACCAAATGCACTAGTTAATGGATTAGCTTGTGGTGCATATTGAGTTGTCGGCATTTGTAATCCAGCTGCCATAAATGGAAACTGTCCATATCTAGATAATCTATCAAATGGAGATTGTTGTTCAAATTGAAATCTATTGATACGATCTTGTAATTCTCTAGCTGCAAGATCTTCATAAGCAGAACCAACTCCACTAATCCCAGATATTCCTGCAAGTCTCCTTGCATCAAAAGCATCTTGTAATCCAGGTAATGCTCCTGCTGCTTGAAACTGTCTACTTAATGCAGTTTCTCTAGATTGTAATTCTCTAGCTCTTTCTGCTTCAGCTGCACTTTGAGCTATAGGTGCATATGCAGTTGCAAAACCTCTTGCTGCTGCTTGCTGTGCGCCTGGACTTGTTCCTGTTCTACCCATACCACCAAATTGTGTAGAGATATCACCCATAACATCAGCACTAATACCTGATCTTACATCAGATAAATAATCAGCTTGAGGTGTTAATTGAGAATATGCACTTGGCATAGATCCAGATGCAAATCCACCTAATGTACTACCTGCCATATTATATAAAGAACTTGGTCCAGCCATTTCAGTTCCTAATGTTTTAGCCATATCTAATGCAGCTGTTGTTTCAGGTGCAAATGGTACTACTGTAGATCCAGGATAGTATGATGAGCCTACACCACTAGCATATAATTTAGCAGCTTCAGCCATAATATCTTTAATGTAAGGTTCAGCTGGTTCATATACACCACCACCTGACATTATTACTTGTGGATCACTTCCTCCGAATGACATATTTTAGTCCTCCAATTTTCTTTCTAATAAATAATGTGTTATTTTATAATTATATTTTTTAAGTATGCGAGACCATCCTGGTCGAGCATATGTTTCTAGATGAGTACAACCTTCTTGTTTGGCGTAATCTTCTAATGTATCAATTTTATCTTGCCAAGATTTTTTATCTTTGCCAGTCACTATAAATAAATTTAATGATTTTGTATTACTACGTTTTAATATCTTAGTTACTATACAACCTTGATATTTATTTTTTCTTTTTTCATTCCATAAAATCCATAACTGAGCTTTACCTTTATATAATTCCTTATGTACATCTTCTAAGTTATAGTGATTACCAGAATACTTTAATGCTTTTTCAATAGACTCATTAACAAATGGTTCAACTGATTTAATATTTTCTGTAGGTATAAATACAGGTATTGTCATGTAATTTCTAATATAGATATTGTTCCACTAAAATGATTTGCAGATCCAGCTTCTAATCTTAATATATCACCAGATTCTAAAACTATAATACCATCAGATATGTCCTGAGAAACACCTGAGTTTATTGTATGTTGATCTATTTGAAACTCTGTAGTAGCAGAACTATCATAAACATAACCTTTGATAGTATGATTACCAGCACCATAATTAACTGTGTGAATGTTTTTTACTAAGCAAGTAGATCCAGATGAACAAGTATATACATCTGTTTTATTTGTATTTGTTAAATTAAATTGTGCGTTTTTATAGTTGTGTGCCATTACTCTTTATTATCCTGATCTACCCTTTTCCAAAATTCGTCAAGGGCATTATGTTCACAATTAGAACAACCACAGCTTTTACATTGACCATTGTTGCTACAATGACATTCATGTTCGCAATTACGACACATCATATTAACCTCCAAAGAACCAAGATGCTACTTCATAATTTTCATCATTATGATAGCGTACTAGTTGATTTACAATATCTTCAAGCACTAATTGAAAGTTTGCTTGGTTATCTAAGTCTTGATAGATAAATTCTAAATTGCGTTCACTTGTCATTTGTATCTACCACCTTTAGCTCTGCCACCTGCACCACCTGGTCCAGCACTTCCTCCAGCTGTACCTCCAGATCTTCCTCCAGGTTTACCTCCACCTGTGCCTCTATCTCGCATTTGATCTATTGCATTTCTACGAGCTACATTTGCTTTTACACCTGGTACTTCATCTGTTGTTCCCATTGTATCTGGCATCCTAGTATCTCTAAGTCCTTTAAATCTTGCTGACGTATCAATATTATCTTTAGTATCATCACCTTTACCTACTAAATCTGCTAATGAAATTTCTTGTACTGCATCTACTACTTTACCAAATAAACCAGGCATTCTAGGTTTATATGAAGAAATAACAGCAGGGCCAGCGATTGAATAACTAGGATCTGTTAAACGAGTTCCTAAAGAACCAAAACCTGATTTAACATCAGCCATAAGTTGACCAAAATTTTCGTAACCTGGATTATTTTTCATAAGTCCACCTCTATAATCTTTTGAATAAGGATTATTAAATCCACCACCACCACCAGGTAGTTCAGGTATTACACTTTCAGGCATAGGTTCTTCTGTAGTTTCTCTTAATTTACCAGTAGTAGGATCTATTTCACTATCTCCTGTATTGTATATAGATTCAAATGACTTTGATGTTGGAAAAAAATCTGTTTGATCTGTTCTATATGTACCCATATATTCAGGTATAATCATTTCTGTTCTTCCAGTTACAGGATTTGTAATAAATTGTACTTGTTGTCCAGGTTGTGTTGCATCTTGTCTAACAGTTCCTGATTGTGTATTGCTTAATAAACCAGAAGGTACAGGAGTTCCAGGAAAATACTCTTTAACATTTGGATTTGGAATATTGATTCCTTGATCTCTATCGTCTATTCCATCATTATTATAATCTCTAAAGTCAGCAGTTCTTACATTTCCAAAACCTGATTGTAGAGTAGGCATATTCAGTACATCATTACCAAATGTTCTTCTGCTTTCAGGGTAAGTAATAGAATCATATTTTTGTCTTATTCTATCAAAGTCGATTGGGTTTCCAATAAGTGCCATTATCTATATCCTTCTTTAATTGCTTCTATGTCAAGTCCTTGTGCATCTGACCAAGTTGTTGATGCAGGTACTTGAATGTTAATTTTAAAATATCTTGCAGATCTATGGAATGGTATTGTTCCTGTAGAGTGCATACTAGTTTGTCCAGAATTAGATGCAGTATCTGATACTCTGTTTCTAAATGATATAGAGCCAGTTGCAGACGAAGTATCTATAATAGGTCTTACATGAGTTAATAAAGATCTACTCTGTGGAAATATCTCTGTTTCTCCTGTACCAAGTTCACAAGCCAATGTATTACCATTAAACTGTCCAAGAAAGTGTGATGTATTAAATACACCAAAACTTGTTAGTCCACCTGAAAATCCAGCATCATCAAAAGACACACTAATCTGTTCTATATTGTTTGTACCAGCAGATGGAAAGTCATCTAATTGTTCTAGTGTTTTACCTTCTGATAAATTTTGAAACATTAACTCATGGTCAATTTCTACTACTGACCATCTTCCAGTTTCATAATGAAATACTAATATCTTATCATTTTGTGTACTAGCTGTTAGTCCAGTACGAGACGGATAAGACCAACACACTAATTTATTTTCTTGATCTACTGATGCTCTTACTCTTTCTCTTAGGTCTCTTTTAAGATCACCTTGAAAGAAACGATCTACTTTACCATTACCAATAGGTTTAGATACGTTTCCATCAGTAACATAAAAACCATCTTCAGATAAAAAATATACAAGATTACCAACTTTAATTACATTCTTACCTTGAACAGCACCTCTATTATCTTCAATACGTCTAAAAGAAAATATAACATTACCACCTCTAAAATCCATTCTGGTAATTCTATTCTCTTGAAATATCAAACCATACTGTCCACCAACAATACCTGTAATAACACCACCCTCAGGTAATGTTTCAGAGTCTGCTTGGTTTACTCCAACAGTCCATGACGTAGCATTATTAAAGCTAGACCATTGTACTACATTTTGTGCAGTAGGTTGAAACCCAGTAACAACAAAATTACCTACAACAGCAGCATGTCTAAATGTAGGAGGTGATCCACCTAATGCAGCAAAGTCAGATGATGTTCCCATAGTCCACGCTTGAGGAGCTTGAGTACCATTAAAGGCAATAACTGTTTCACCAAACTTTATAAAATCCCAATAGTTATTACTAGCTGTGCTAAATGTAGTGCCACCACTCTCATCAACAAATGAGTTAGCAGTAAGTTTATATAATTTAGTAGCGTCACCTGCAAATATAAATACATTACCACTATCATCTTTAAATGTAGCAGCTCCTTGGCATCTTGCTGTCAAAGCATTACCACTAGATGTTTGAATACTTTTCCAAGGCCTGTAACTATTTACAGCTGGGTATACATTTTTGGCTTCTGTTGAACCAGGATTCAAATGATCTGGTAAGTCAGGTAGCCATTCTCCAAAAGGTACTTGCATTATTTTACGTTATCAAAGTTATTAATATTAATGTCTGTTCTTTGTATTAATGGTGATCCATTATATTTATCTTTTTCATCAACTGCTTCTACTTGTTGTAAAGCTGTTTCATACTGTGATTTAAACTGAGCAATAGTAGTTTGATCCATACCTCTAATAAATGTAGATGCAAAATATAATGCACCATACAAATATACATCAGGATGATTTGTTAATATATGATTAGTAGTTGTTGTGCCATCAATGCTATCAAATGCTTTGTAGTATGTTAATCTAGCTGTATATGCAGTATCAGGTGTAGGACTAAATCTAAAATTAGATCCTTCAATAGAATACATTTTAGGAACTCCAGATCTTTCAAAACCAGCAGTATTAGCTTGATGATATGCAGTAGTTAGTTCTAATGTTTGGTCAGGTGTAGAACTAGTTAAGATAAAACTACGAGCTTGTAAAAATCCTGTAGGTAGAGCTTCTGTTTCTGAGTCTACTGTAAATGATGTATCAACTGTTTCCATGTTTCTAACTCTTAATCTACGATTAAAGTCAGCTTCTGTTAAGTCAATAAAATCATCTATCTCAGATGTTAAATCATCTCTAGCTAGGAAATTAGCTATAGTTGTTTTTAAGTTTGCGTAATTGTTTAAAGCCATTATAACTTCTTATCTCCTACTCTAAAGTTTTGGAACTCATTACTATTAATCATTCTTTTAATAATGCTACGTTGATCGTCTTTATGTAGCTTGTACCAATTAGAATGACCAAATAGTTCTTTTGTTTTTATTTGTAAAGCAATCAATGGTATTTGTGCAATACGTTGAAAGTCACCTCGTTGTTCGTTAGCTCTATGATTACGAGCTATTTTATTATCTTTTAATATGTTAGTAGTATCTTGAGATTTTCTTACAACAAGTTTTCTTGTTGATCTATCAATGTGAACAGGTTGATTACTGTCGTAAATATTTTCCATTACCACTCTTTTATTTTAGATATTACTTCTGGGTTTTTCTGTGCTTCAATTTGTGCATCTAAGTTTGCTTTCATTTCATCTTCAGTTTTATCTGCACTATCAACAACACAAGCAATACAATTATCTTTTGTCATTGAATCAAAGTCCATGTCAGCACCATTGCAAGAACCATACATTCTTGCACTATAATCTTCATCAACTGCATTGAATGACCAATGTATTGTTTTTACTTTGTTCTCTGAGTTTGTTTCAAATTTTGAAAATGACCAAGTGTATTCTGTTGCCATTTGTTTTCTCCTTATTCTTTGTTAATTATTAGCAATGCAATGTACATGGAACAGTATAACTACCATCACTATACGTTTCAATTATTACATTTGAATTGACTTTAGCAACTGTTTTACTTCTTATGATGTCATCATCTTGTATTTTAGCTGTACCATCACCATTAGATACAAGTAAATCACCAGCTTCTACAGTTACATCTGCATTGACTCTTATAACGAATGTACCAACTTGAGCAATATTCATATCATTGACATCACCATCAAGTCCGTCATCTGCATCATCCCAATTTGAGAATACACCATAAACTTTTTTACTATCTTCTGTGTCGGAGACTTTACATTTATTATGCTTTACGTCATCTTCTTTAACGATAGTTCCTGTGTACTCAGTTCCATTAGATGTAAAAGTAATTTCATCACCAATAGATTTATCACCTAACGATATTGATTCTTTTACTGTGTGTGCTGGTGTTACATTGCCTTCATCATCTGTGCTTTCTGCTACTTCCGCAACAGCTTGATACCAATCACACATTTCATCTATTGAATCCATTATAGTTCCACGAAGTATTGTTGGTTTAGAATTATCTGCAAGTCTTGACCAGTGAGAGCCAGTAAAACCATTATAAGAAACAGTAGAACCACTAACTTCGATTGAACCTTCTTCTGTGCCAGCTTGATGAAATGCAACTAATGTTCCATCATTTGTAAATCTATTTAAATACATTACAGTTGCACTGCCACGCCTAAATGATGCATAACCATTATCACCTATAACAACACCAGCGGCATTTGCGGCAACAGCAGTATTAGTTGTATTAAACGTAGCCTCACCACCAGTATGAATACGCATTCTTTCAATAATTCCACCACCTGAAGGAGCAGTCCAAAATCTCATATGAGCACTAACTGTATTTGATGCTCTTATAGTATCTATTCTTGCGTTATGCTCTGTACCATCATAAAAAGATAGTATTCCTAAAATTTGGTCGTCAGCACTAGTTCCGTTATTTGCTAGTTGTACAGTAGCATAATCCTGTGAACCAGTTCCTTTTAGTGCAAGAGATGTTCTTCCATCTCCAAAATCTTGTATAACATCAGTCGTTCCTAGAGCAACATTACCATCACTTGTAATCACCATTGCTTCTGTAATACTTGAGCCTTTTACATTAAAAGAAAAACCAACATTACTAGAAGCATCACTAATTAAAGCTACAGAATTATTTGAAGGAATATTTGTACCTGCTATTTTTAATCTTCCATTTCTACTATTAGTCGAGTCTGGTATAAATTGTGCTACTACTTCTGCTGAAGCATCTGTTCCAATATCAACTGCTGTACTTTCACTTCCTAAAACGTGAAGAACATCTTCTGGACTTGACGTTCCGATTCCTACTCTACCAGAACTATCTATACTCATACGTTCAGCAGCAGCTGTTTGAATACTAAAAGAGTCTGCTGAGTGTCCATATCTTATTGAACCTCTATCAGCAGCTCCATTATCACCAAAATTTATGTAAGAAAAATTATCATTAGCAGCAAGAAAAGTCATACCGCTTCTAGTACCTTCTATAACCAGCTCATCAGCATTACTACTAACTAAACCTGATGTACTAGCAGTTGAAACTGTTAGTTTGCCAGGATCACCTGTAGTACCTATTGAAACATTTCCACCACTAAAAATTCTCATTCTTTCTGTTTCTACTGTAGAAAATCTAAGTGAATTATCAGAATTAGCGTGTTGTATTCTACTTTGAGTATGGTTATCAGTATCCCCAAAGAGAATACCAACTGTATTAGATGTTCCACCTTCTAAACCGATATACATATCAGCACTTGTATCTTTTAGCTGAACAAATCTTGTTGGACTTGACGTTCCAATACCAACTTTACCAGCACTTGTAATACGCATTCTTTCAGTTAATGCACCACTCGCTGGTTGCGTTCTAAAATTAATCTGACCAGAATCAGTTGCTCCATCTGTTACACCGCCAATGTGTGCAACAGTTTCACCCGCTCTATTAAAGTTAATCATTCCTAATGTTGAGCCTGTTCCTGCGTCTGTATGGTCTAAATTAATTTGACCACCTTCATTATTTTCAAGTTGTAAAACTCTATAACCACTACCACCCGCTTGAGTTATTACATCAATAGAGCTTGTGCCAATTCCTAAATTTCCCGAACTGTCTAGTGTCATTCTTTCTGCATTTGCTGTTTGAAAAACAAATTTATCTCCATTGTGTCTGTAAGCTATTCTGCCTTGTCTATTAAGACCACTATCACCAAATAAAATTTCACCTTCACCAGAAGTACCAGAAAGAATTGATAATCTTGTATCACCAGAATTTTCTAAAACTGCTATTGTATCTGTGAAAACATCAGCACCACTATCCGCAGATTTAATGTGAAGCCCGCTACCTAGATCTGGATCAGCACCAATACCTACAATGTTGGATCCACCATTGATGTGAAACATATTAGCATTGCCATCAGATTCTACTCGAAAGTCTATGTCACCTGAATCATCATTTAATACAGTTTCAGAAGCAGTTGATTTAAATCTACTCATCTGAGAGCCACTAATAACACTACTTATATTAAATGTTGCATCTTCAGCTCCATTACTAACATCTGTAAACGTAGCACTTATATTTACTAATTCTGTTGAGTTCCCACCATCATCATCAGCTTTAAATTTAATAATACCACAATTATCACCATCTGCTGGAGAACCACTATCTCTGTTTAAAACAAATTTTGGACCATTATTAGCATCAGCATCTGTTGATGCTAGTGTTAGCGTATCAGAGTTATCAGTAACTGATATTGTACTTGCAGACGTTGCAGTAAGTCCACCAGTAATATTAATATTTCCAGTTCCTGTAATATTGTTTGAGTTTAAATCTAAATCTCCACCAAGTTGAGGTGAAGAATCTTCAACAAGTTCATTGGTTGCAGCAACTGTACTATCAACATATGCTTTAATAGATTGTTGAGTTGCAAGATGAGTAGCAGAGTCTGATGCCATGTTATCTTCATCTTTAATAGCAGTACCACTTACACCAGTATTTAGAACTGGTGATGTTAAAGTTTTGTTGGTTAATGTTTGTGAACCAGTTAGGGTAGCAACAGTTGAGTCAATAGAGAAAGTAAGATCATAAGGATCTGCATCAGAACCATTGTCAGTATCTGTCCAATTAATATCTATACCACCACCTTCAACAAACTTAACTTCATTATTGTTGTTAATTGTAACTTCAGTTCCATCTCCATCTTCCAATACAAATTGAAAAGATGATGATTGTAGATTAGATACAGTTATTTTTTTAGTAACACCAGCATCAGTATCAACAATAGCTAATAAATCATCACTAGCTGGTGATGTTAATGCTGTTAATTCACTAATTTTACTGTCAGCCATTCTTTACTCTCTTTCTTAAAACTTTGTTTCTTTCTTTATTTTTTATTTTTTGTAGAGAAGATTTTTCTTTCTCTTTTAATATCTTTACAAGCTCGTCAAATTTCATTTACCTTGTCCAACATAACGTTTAAAGTTTCTACGTTTCTGTTTATTCTTAGGTCTTGATCTAACAGATTGTCCAATCGAAGTTCTTTTCTTAGGACCAGGTACGTGTGCTGAATATGATTTTGCTTTTTTTGCCATTAATTAGGTATTGGTGTACCACTAAATACAGTACCCACTGCTTGTTCTAATCGAAGGTTTGATCCTTCTTCCATTAATAAATATGTTCTATCTTCTAATTGCAAGACATCATTAGGCACATCTGTCCTACGATCACGATAACGATCTTGTCCTCTAATAGAAAATCTTTTCATCTATTGTGTTACTTCAGTAACTCTTGCAGTTCCAGTAACAGATCCTACTCTTAGAAATGCTACTTTAGTACCTGGAGTAACTCTAAAATACTCAGGTGTATATGCAGGTACAATTAAACTTGATGCAGCAGCAGTTGGTGCAGAACCAAACTCTACATAAGCATCTACTGTACATACAATTCTAACTTCTCTAGTTTCACTTTGGAATGCTGTGCTGTTTGCAGCAGAAGAATCAGCAACGGCTACTGTGTGATTTGTGTCTACTTTAAATGTAGTTGGGCTTTTTGTTGTTGTCATATTTACTCCGTTAGTTCTGAAATATACAATGAACCATCAGCTGATGATCTAATAGCAGATACAATCTGACCTTCAGTAACTTTGAATACTTCATAATCTTTTGCAGCTATTGGTGTTGCAGCACTAGTTGCTGTAACAGCTGGATTACTTATAGTGATAAAACAATCAGTCGTTGCATATACTCTAATAAATCTTACATGATCTGAAATAGCAGAACTATTTGCAGCGCTTGATGTGTAGTCTACTTTTTTTACTACTCCACTTAATCTATACATAATACTTTCCTTTAATAGAGGGGAGACCGAAGCCTCCCCCTAATTATAATTACTGATTAATATCAGCAATAATGCCGTGTGCGGCTTCGTTTCTCATTTCGAGAGTGTACTCAACTAAAAGTTGTTTCTTCTCAGAGTCACCAGTCTTTGCAAGATCAGCAACTTGGAAGTCTCTTAGATAAGCAGTTGCAGCCATATCAGACTGTAGTAAGAAAACATGTTTCTCAGCAGTCGTAGCCATAACTCTATTTGGAACAACTTGAATGTCTCCAAAGTCTGAGCTATAAACATCAATAGCAGCATATTCAGTTCTTGATTCAGCTGGACCAAAACGAGTAGTGTTCGCATTAAATCCAGAAATCACTTGTTTAACTGAAGGTGGAACTACCAATAGATCCAAATCGCCACCAGAAACATAAACGTCTTCAATAGCAGCTTTTAGGATTGTCTCAGTAAGGTCTCTGTCATCACCACCATTAGGTAAGTCAGTTCCTCCACCAGTTGACATTGAACCAGTAGCACCTACGCTACCATTTGTTGCAATCCAAGCAGGTAAAGAACCTAAAGCTCTAGCAGCAGTTGCTGATCCAACAGCAGCTACTTGACCTTCGATAAGAGCAAACTCCATATCTTTTTTAAGTTCTTTTGATTTCTTAGCAATTTGATATGCCATTTCGTCAGCTCTACCAGCAGCGTCAACAGCACTTTGAGTTCCTGATAAAGCAATTACTTTGTCAGAAATTTGTGTAAAGTTTTGCGCTCTAGTAGTAGCAGTCATAGCATCAACAGTTGCATCGTCACCTTCAATTACTTTGTTAGCACCAGGTGCAGCTAATGAATCTAATTGCCATTCATGCTTAGTTGCTTTAGCGACAGTTCTAGGTATCGCTGAAAGTATAGGAGTATCTTCAGGGCTGATATTGTAAATAACATCCACTAAATCTTCTCTTATACCAGTTGTGTCGTACGTATCGTACAAGTTGGTTGGTTGTGCCATAAGGCCTCCTTATTTTTAATTAGAGAAAGTCTTTAAAAATCTTGGCAGCATCTTTTACTTGACCAGACTTTTTAAGACGACTTAGTTTATCTCGTCTAAGTCTTGCAGCTTCATCAGCTTTTGTTTTAGCAACGCCAGCTTTAACAACTTTAGGAGCTTTAGCAACTTTCTTTGTAACTTTAGGATTTGCTTTTCTTAACTTATCATAAGTCATAGCATCTTTAATTAACAAGACTTGTCTTGAATCATAAATACTATTGATCTCTTGATCGCTATAACCAACACCTGATAGATATCTTCTCATATCAGATTTCATTTTAGTAGCTTTAGCAGGATCAGCAAAGTCAGGTATCAAGGTAGCAATCTTATTTTGTTGCTCCTGGATATATTTTTGAAACTCTTGCATTTGATTAGCTTTAGTTTCTTCCTGGATCATGTTTAAGTTTTCAGCACGCTTTCGCATTTTATGTTCTAGTCGTGCAGCTTCAACAGGATCATCTTCATAAAGTCTTTCAAAGTCTATATTGCTATATTCTCTTTGAAGTTCTTGTTGTGCCATTGTTGTTAAATCATTTAACTTAGACAATTTTTGGTTAATCTCAGATTGAGATTGTTGCAATAGATCGTTGTACTTTGATTTCTCTAAAGACAATTCTGATGTTTTGCGTGTATAATCAGCTTCTCGTTGATACCCTCGAAGTAGTTCATCAAGGGTGACCTCCATTTCGTTACCATCAACTTTGACAACGTATGCAGGTTCCTCTGAACTTTCATTAATATCTTCTTGAGCTTCTATTTCCAAAGGTTGTTCTGTAAGTTCTTCAGTTTCCTGATTCATATACGGAACATCACTTGGATTAACTGTTTCATCAACAGCTTCTTCTTCAACTTTTTCAGTTACTTCTTCAGCAACTTCAGTTGGTTGTTCTTCTTTTGTTTCAGCAGGTTTAGTTTCTCCAGTCATAAGACCTCTGATAACTTGACCAGCATCAATCACATTCATAGCTTCATCAGCCATAGTTCACTCCTTTGTGGTTAGTGTTATGTTAGCACTCCAGGATGGGTGGTGCTATTTCTTGCGAAGATCTTGTAATTGTTTCTCTGCAAGTTTCCCAGTCTCCATAACAGTACGGAGATGGTTTTCAACTTTACCTAATATTTGGTATGCAAGATAAATAGAAAATCTACCTTTGTCATCCGTAGGTGTAGTTTGAAATATTGCTTCTTCATAAGATTTCTTTAGTGTATCTAAAGTTTCTTTGAATAAATCGTTTTCTAAAACTTCCTTGGCTCTTGTGCCTCTATTAGTCTCTTTGTGGAGATCCGACATTTATTTGTACTTCTGCCTCAGGTTGTTCTGGTTGTAATAATTCTTTAGTTGTAGCATCTAAAAGTTGTTTATTAGTATCACTAATACCTTTCATTTCTAATGCTTCACGCCTAATTGCTTTCTCATCTATATCAGCTTTGTATTTTAATTCAAGCTCTTTTGCTTTTGTTTCAAAGTCTAATATCATTTTCTGATATTTTAGTTCCATCTCACGCATTCTATTTTCATAGTTCATCTGAGCTTCAGCTGCTTTTTGTTGTGTTTGAATTTGAGAAACTTTTTCGAACTCTGTTTGTTGAGGTTGTTTTGGTGGCATTTGTTGCATACCTAATGCTGGTTCTGTAAAGTATGAACCTACATCTTTTAGTCCTGCATTTTCAATAATGCGAGCCAATGTATTATAAATGTTTTGTAAGTTTACGATTGGGCCTTGTGCAGATCCTTGAAGTTTAATTGCTTCAAGTTGTCTACCAAGAATAGCATTTAATATTTGTAATTGTTGATCTCTAGATCCTGTACCTAATCCTACATGAATAGTAACATTACATCTATCTCTCCATTCCATAGGATTCATAGGAATAAAATTATTTCTAATTTTAACAATACGTTGTTTATCTTGATACTTAACAACTAATTCAAATATCTTTTTGAATATATCTTTAACACCAGTCTCAGCAAATACTCTTGCAATTAATTCTAATCTCATTTGTGATTGAGATAGAATAGTATTAATACCAGTAGCAGTTTTATTTAATGTATCAGTATCCATACCCTGATTGTATTTAGTAACACCACTACGTTCTTCTTTAATGGTATCAAGGTAAGTTAATAATGGAAATGCTTGGTTGCTTAGTGTTTGATTTTGTAAAGGCATCATAACTTGTCCAGGTGCGCCCTTTGTTCTTACAACTCCGCCCGGTCGGTTTGTTAAAAGATCATCAAGATTAACCTGACCATCCATCACAGCAACTCTGTTATTGTTTGTTAGATACATATTATCTAGTACCTGACGCATCACAGTAGATTTAATTAATTGAATGTCCTCTACTAACTCTGCAACAGATCTACCATGGAATCTATGTGGAACAATAATAGGTGTTAATGAACAAAAAGGATGAGAATCAACAGCAACATTATCAAGAATAGTATATCCACTATCACCAGCAGAAGTTATCTTTCTAAGTTCTGCAACTCCATCACCATCAACATCCATTCTAATATAAGATTCATAAACAATTACTTCTTCAGTAGATGCATCACCTACTGTTCTATCATAATCATCATCTACATTTCTGTATCTTGTGCTGCGTTCTGAGTTATATTGTTCTTTGTTTTCACTTGGTAGTGAATAAACTTTATCATAATCAAAGCCCATTTCAATTAATGCACTACGAGTAGTTGGAACTCTATGACACATAAAGTTTGCATCAGCTAATGATTTAGCTTGGCGTTCAATTAAAAATTCTTCAGGTGGTATTGGTTCTATTTTAACTTTACCAAATGTTTGTTTTCTAGTTATGACAACATCATGTAGTTTAGGTGTTGGAACTTTGTTAAGTTCATCTCTCATCAATGATGCTTGTAAAGAATCTTCTTGTTCTGCTAGTACATCTTCTGCTTTTGATTTTTGTTCTAGGAATGTTTCATCTTCGTACTCAGTATGTTCTTTTACTTCAACGCCATCTTCATCAACAAGCATTGTAAATTCATCATCAGATAACTTCTCATAAGTTTCTCTTTCAATTTTTTCAGAGTTATCCCAATATACTTTACAAATACCATTCTTTTGTAGCAATGCATCTTTGAACATTGAGTATAGAACAGTAAAGCCTTCGTTATCTTTATTAAAAATATGATTAAGATAATCAGTTGCTTGTTCAGCAATCATAATATCTTCTTGTGAAACAGGTTCTACCTTGACTACATTATCACTTGCAGTAAATATTCTAAGTAATGGTGGTAAGATTGATTCAATAGTATCAGCTACATCAGTAGATACTACTTGTGATCTACCTTCTACTTCATTACCAAATGCTTCACCAAAATAATATTCATTAGCTTTACGTCTAGATTCTGTTAATTCAGAAGAATAAAATCCATAACTATTTTTAATATGATCTCCTAAAATACCTGAGATTACATACTCGTCTAGTGGTTTACCTTTTGCCATATATTTCCTTAAACTATATATCTTGTATCTACACTCATGGGTTGAGTCCAATCAGTTCTTGTTGGGCCATCAACAACACAGCCATATCGAAATGCATCTGCAGCATGTGAACTCCAATCGTGTAGGGGTTTATTTTTAAATGTTTGCATTCTATCGTCAAACTGTTTTCGATATTGTCGCAAACAATCAATACCATATTTACATCTGTTTTTATCAAACCAACAGTTATCTAAATTATTTCTCACAGCTTCTATACCATGATCTACTTCTAATCGAGGACATACTTCAAAGTCTAATCCAAGATCATAAGCAACTTCTAACCTGGACTTACCAGTACCAAGTTCTCTTGTTGTAATATCGTGTGGGCCAATATGTCTACCATAATTATATCCCTTATCTCTAAGAACTGTAGCATAATGTCCAAGTGATTCACCTGATGTTTCATAATAATCAATGAGTCTTACTTCTTCACCAGTTCGTTGTGCAAACCAAATAGAAGTTGAATCACCTATTCCTAAATCCCACCATGTTTCTACATCCAGGTTGGGATCATAATCTACTTCTGTAATCCTATTTTCTCTTTCAGCTTTTTGAATTTGTTTACCATAGTAAGCACCAGAGACCGCAGCTTGAAAACTACACTCATACTCCTGCTCAAATTGATCTTCTGGCATAGTTTCTCTAGCAGATTCCAGTTCTTCAGCTGAGATAATTTCTGTTTCACTTGCTCTATATAATTGTGCATACCAATCCTTTCCTGTTCTTTTTGCAAAATCATAAACATCCCAGAACTGATTATGTCCCATTGGAGTTCCAATAAAGATTACATAACCAAGTTTATCTGACACAGCTGGTCTAACAACTTCTGTCCATGTTCTAGGAGACATCAATGCAAACTCATCCATGCATACGCCATCAAACCCCAATCCTCTAAGAGCATCAGGATTATCAGAGCCAAAGATTTGAACTCTTGATCCATTCCATAGATCAACTTTAAGTTCAGTTTCGTGACGCTTGCCACCAAGTTTCATTAAGGGTTCCGTATATTCTTTTAAATAGTCGTAAGCGACTGCCTTACCCTGGCGATAGGTTGGTGCTATATACGCCAATCTTGCATTTTGCTTTTCACACGCAGTCATAATTAAATGATTGATTGCAAATACTGTTTTACCAAATCTGCGGTGACAGCAAATAACATTAAATCTTTTTAGTTCGTTATGAATTTTTTCCTGTAAAGGCCGAGGTTCATAAGGTATATCTATTTGCATTAATTGTTTAAAGTTTCTGCATCCATTAATACTTCAGCTAGTGTATTAGCTCTATTAGGTGTTTGCTTTGCAAACTTAGAATCTAATAATTCTTCTGCTGCTAATTTATAATTTCTATCTTTTAATGCATCAAGCATTTTTTTAAAACCTAAAGTTCCTTTTTTTCCCATTTGAAAATTCATTTCAACTAAAACTCCAAATGCTTCAGGACTAATTGAATCTTCATCTATTATAGACTTTGCATTATTTAATGCCTTATCAAAATCTTTATCATACAAATTAAGTAATCCTTCTATACTAGTTGGAATTTTTTCACCTTTGATTACTTTATGTCCAACTCCTACAGTTTCATTTCCAAGTGTATCTAAATAAACATTTTGTCTAAAACCTTCATGTTCTTTTATTCTATCTTTAACTGCACTATACGGATCAGAATTATTTGTTATTGTTAGTAAACCTTCTGATCTAATATCATCAACTGCTTGAGCTTTATTACTAGGTAGCAAAGCAAGTAATCCTTCCAGCATGTTATTTCTTTTTTCTCCAGCCAATAGTAACAGTAACAGGCTTATCATCATCACCTTGCAAAGTTTTAGTAACAGATGATAGTTTAGAATGGACATATGGTGCTGACTCCTTTGCAGCCCACATCTTCTTTTCGACAGAAACCTGTGGGTTATTCAATAGGTTTAACATATACTTTAATGGTGTTGTTTGACCTTTACCTAGTTTAGCATCTAAGCGTTCTTGTTTTGTTCCAGCTGTAACTCCTACAGGTCTACCTGCACCTTTACGTTTTCCTCCGTGGCCAGCCATTATATTAACCCTGTTAAGTTTGCCAATAACATTTTTCTTAAATTCATTGGTGTAGATTTTAATTGTGGTTGACTCATTTGTTGCCTTTGCATACCCATTGGTTGAATTGTTTGTGCATTAGGCATATTCATTGGCATTTGTGGTTTCATGTAAGGTGATAAATCTTTTGGCCCAACTCTTACGCCAAATATCTTTTCAATATCCTCATTAGTTTTAACATCCATACCATCAAAGCGTGAACCTGGACTAACAACTTTATTGTTTTCTAGTGTAGCAACTTCTTTGTCTACTGTTAAAAATTTCATCATATGATTATCCTTTAATTAGCAATTCCAAGCTCTAAGTGATTTATTAATTCTAGAGTTTGGATCTCTTGCAGTCTTTGCAGAGGTTAATTTCTTTTTCATTCCCTTCATTCTAGCACAGAAGGATGCTCGTCTAGGATTGCCTACCTTCTTACTAGGAGCTTTGAGGTTACGTTTCTTACCAGTCTTTGTTCTTCCCTTATTGTAAGATGCACGACCTTTGCGATTCAAACCCCCACTAGGGTTCTTACCTTCTTTACGTTGCCATGCTGGAGTCTTAGCCATGTTTCTTCTGTACCTCAAACTTAGCTGTTAATGATGCTCCTTTGTGAGGTTTAAATTTACCTGAATGTTTCATTAATTTATAAGATGAACCTTTCTTCATCCAATGAAAACCAGCGGGTGCTTTAATTGATTTCATCATTTCTGTTTTCTCTTTCTTCCTGATGCAGTAACAGACCAGTTGACTCTTTTCGGCCCAGTCTTTTTAGCTGCTTCTTTCTTTGTTATTCGTTTGGCTATCTTCTTGGGTCTACAAGCAGGGTATGGTCGGCCTTTATCTTTCTTACCAGAACGACCACACTTCTTTCCTGTCTTAACATCACGCCAGTCCTCCTTGAACCACTTGCGCAAACCCCCCTTATACGCCATTAGTACTTGCCACCACGTTTCTTATATGTTTTGACAAGCCATGCGTTAGCATAAGCACTAGGATAGACCTTGAACTTACGCTTAGCCTCTGCTTTTACCCTAGAGTATAGGGCTTTATTCTTAGGTTTAGGTGATGCCATATTAAACTATGAACTTTTTATTAGATTCCTGTACTTTCATGCCAGGTTTCTTTTTCTTTTTAGCCTCCATGATCTTCTTTTTAAGAGAATCAGGTAGAGTCATTTGTTTCTTAGTAAGCATTAGTAAGACATACCCTTCTTTTTAGTTTTCTTCTTCATTTTCTTTTTTTTCTTTTTCATTGGTGGTCTACCTTTAGTAGAACCATATGTACCTTTACCCATTGGCATAGTTATCTCTCCTTTTAAATAGTGTTTAAATTGATTTTAAGGTATCAAACAGACGAATTTGAGTCGATCAGGTCTGTATCTACCATATTAAGGTTACCTGCTACTGTACGCCTCTCTCCGTCACCCTCAAAGGGATAGACACAATGCTGTGTCCAGGATGGAAACATCAGTAGTTTACCAACTTCGGGCTTAACAGTCCGTGAGAATGGTGGTCTTAGCTCCTCCAAACCCCGTATCCCTGTCTGTCCGAAGTGAAATTGCAGGAATCCGTCTGCGATTCCACTAGAATTGTAGAGATCTGACGACTTATAGGCATCTTTCTCTGCAATCTGGGGTGGTATCTTAGTCCATGTGGTAAATGATAAGCCCATAAGCGTATCAATTCCATGGTCATGCAAGGGATTGTAGTCTCTCTCGTATGAATGAACCGACCATAGACTGTGAACATGGGGAGTTCTTCTTAATTCTTCAACTCCGATAGTCCTGCAAAACTGTTTTATGTACTCCTGGGACATATACGCCACAATATTAACAAAGGGGGTTATCAATGGATCCTTTGAATCGATCTTTAATTGTTCCCCGTGGGATATTTGACCTACCAGTTTATCTCCGAAATCCTCTCCACCCTTGTTATGCCGTGCATCGAGGTATTCGTTCAAACCCCCTATGACCTTTTCTGGTAACTGTGTCTCTAAAAATAGAACAGCTGGAGCAACTGAGAACTTCATGGTTATCTCTGTCATATCTCTTTGTATCGTTTCCTTGTGTGTGTGTCAATTACGGAATACTGTTTACAAACCTCCGTATATATATTTACCTCTACCCTTATATTATTTCGTCCTATCCCGTTCTAAAACCCCCCTCTTTCCTTTTACCTCTACCTCTGTACCTCTTAGGTACTACTTACTCGTCTTGAATTATCCCCTTGCCTACGTTCTCTCTTTGATTGTGTACCTTGTGTCTCTAGGTACGAACTACGCCTTTATTCCCTACCTCAAGTACGC